AATGGAAGTTCTTGGAACCACTTGGGAAGTCTAAGTTGATCTTGCGGATAAGCAACACTTGTATAACCTAGAGCATTAGTTTTAAGTTTACAGACTACAACTTTAAAGCCATCCATGATCTCCATTGAGTAATTGTCTCCGTGTACACGTTTGAGTGTATTCCAATTCATTGCCGCTCTGACATGACCCGGCATGTTTGCTCGACCCGTCTTAGAGTTCTTTTCAAGCATTGTATAAGAAGTCAGTTTGTTCACACCTTTAGGGGAACCTTTTGTCCATGAATCCTTTTGACCTAGGATATGTTTAAACTCTTTAATCTTTTCGATGATTTCTTCACGACCTAATCCAGAAAGAGTCATTTCTAACACTTCTGATAGAAAGTTTTGTACATACTTGGGTGTGTCTGCACGTTTGAGATCAAGTCCCATTGCTTTAACTTTCATTGCGCCGTCTTTATCAGTACGTTTGTTTTCTGCATCATAGATATTGATTGCATATCTTTTCTTAGTGATGAATAATCCTCTGTCACCGCAGACTTCTCTACCACCTTTAATGATTAGTCCTTTCTCACGTGGGCAATGAAATGCTTTTTCCATAAAGCCCGGGAACGATACATTACATTGATCTGACATGTTTTCATACAAGTCGATAAATGTTTGTTTCTTGTCTTCTAGTGACATATCTGCGGGCAAGTCTTCTTGTAGCATAGGCCAAGCAGAGAAATAACATGAGTCAGTATCACCATATATCATTGAGTCGCCTGTGTGATCATATACACCAGTCATTATCTCATTGACGAATGCTGACATATGTTTTGTCACACTTCGTCCTGATAACGTTACAGACTGTCCTATACGTTTGTCATAGAAACGACAATGTTCATTAAGAAGTGCACCATATGCTGAGTTAAGTAGAATCTTACGAACTAACTGTCTCTTGTCCCAGTAGTCTATGTCTGTCTTTGTAGTAGACTCTCTAAGTTTAGCCTGCATGACTTTACGATCAGAATACCATTTAGATAACAGTCCTGGAATCACACCCTCTGTATCTGATCTAAAGATTGTACCATTCGCACTAAGGATAAAAGGATTGTTAGAATCGTAAATCATCTTCCATATCTGCGCCGCAGACATTTCTTCTTCTCTACCGTCTTCATAATCAATCGTTAGCATTGTGCCACGCTCCTGATTCTGAATAGCAGTATACTCAAGTGAACCGAACAGTCCTTCCCATAAGACAGGGCCCTCAACTGGAGCATCACCATCTTTATATCTAGGCTTTTTCTTTGCAAGTGCAAGACCTTTCTCATCCATGTATTGATCTGTAATAGTCTGTCTTACTTGTCCTACGATTGTTTCTGGAGCCATGTTTAAAGCACGAATAACTGAAGGATATAGAGAGTTGATATCTATAGAGCCTATCCATTCATGTAATCCTTTTCTAGGATTCATAACATAAGCACCTGCCGCTTGACCTTCACTAACTGTATTGAGATTTGATCTTATCTTGTTGGGTACAACTACGCCACGTTCATGTGCTTCATTCATTACAGCCATTTCAATCATAGCAACTGAACCCATACATGTTGGAAGCAATACAGTATTCTCATGTGCTAGTTGATTAGCAAGTTCTAAGAACTGTAACTTATCATCTAGTTTCTTAAGTAGCATTGTATCCTGTCTGTTATACTCAATAAACTTCTTAAAGTCTTTGTTGTATAACTGATCAAGTGAGCCTTCGTACTCTGTCTTCTTCTCACCAACTTCCATCTCACCAATCGCATCTAGTTTATAACTATGACGAGATTCGTAGTTGTATTTCTTATAGAGTTGTAGATAGTCTAAATGAATACGACCAACTAAGTCAAATGTTTCTTCTTCTTTACCAAATCGTTCATACTTTCTTTTCTTAGGATACTGTCCTAATAAACAGAACTTACGAGTGTCATCTTTACTCATAACTTTTGTTACACGATTAACCATATAAGGAATATCATATCCCTCTGAGTTCCAACCCGACATAACATCTGCATCTTCAATTAATTGAAAGAATGCATCAAACAATTCTTTCTCTGTTCTAAACAAAAGAGTATCCGGGAATTCTGCAATTGCTTCTTGGGCAGTCTCGTATGTCATATGCTTAGGGGGAACCGCTAAACAGATCAATTGATCTAGCCAGTCTAAGTATAAACTGACAGCAGTAACAGGATTGAAAGGATCACTCGGAGGAGAGTATCCTCTTGCTGGATCAAAGTCAACTTCAATATCAAAGAAACAAGTATGCAGTTTAGGGGCATCAACCTTCAGATAGTTCTCACTGAGACATCTAAAGACGATCGGAATGTCTGATTCAAATAGACGTTTCTTACCGTGGATGCGTTTTTCTTTCTCCCATTCTGCTTGTTTCCTAGACGAAAACTTCTTAACAGGAGTTCCATACAATGATCGATGCTTCCCTTTATTATCTTCATAGTACAAGACATAGTTAGTAGGATATTCTTTAAATATCCGTTCACCGTCAGGACTACGTTCTATGACATGAATTCTTTCCGCAGACTTATCATGTATTGCATCGACATACGACATTAAAGAGTTCTACCAACTGTCTCCAAGATATCGTTTAACTGCTCATGGTCAGCATTCGTATCAGTTAGTTTGCTTTTGTAAGCAATTCTGATTGCTTTCTTTAGAATAGAAGGCTTGATTTCAAGTTCTTCTGCGATTGCTTTTACTGTATCAGAAAGCCCGCCGTTAAGTGTTTCAACTTCTTGCATGACGCCCATGCCCTCGTTAATAAGTTGTTTCATCTTAGTGACTTGCTCTGGATTAAAGTATTTTGCTGCCATTTGTTTCTCCTGTAATTGAATGTAAATCTATATGCATAGTATACAGGATTATCTGTACACTGTCAAGCATTTTATGGGCGTAATTACCCGTTTCTTTCGTCATCATTTTGTGTGATGACATGTTCTAACAATGCTAGAGGCGCACCCTCTAGTTTAGAATAGTATAGCAATGCTTTAGTGTCTTTGGGTAAACAATGTCCACCAAATCCGAACTCACCACTAGGTCCTGGGACTTGCATATGACTGTCTCCTACCCTTGGATCACGTTTCAACATATCTGTGAACTGCTCCCATGATGTCTCTGCATTGCTTGATTGGTGTAGATGAAATAACTCATTGAAGAATGATACTTTCGTTGCTAACCAACTGTTAATCGTATACTTGATAAGACTTGCTGATGTTAAGTCTGTCTTAAATGTAGGTACTATTTTGACTCTACTATGATTGATATATGCTTGTTCTACTGCTATACAGTCTTGCAATTCTCCACCAAGTATTTGCATATGTGGATTAATAAACTCTTGTTTGCTATTTGCTTCAGTTAAGAACTCAGGGTTATATACTAGTCGTAAGTTGCTGTAAAGTGTCTTAAACTGCGTTAGATGATGCGGAGTGATAGTAGATTTGACTACTACAACACCTTTGTATTGTAACTCATTTAGTTCTTGTAACACTCTACGTGCTGTATTAGTATCTACATCCATATGAGTATCTTGCTGTGGAGTAGGTACGCATACGAATGTTATTTCTGCATTCCAATTAACTAAGTCTTGTAGTGTGTTATCATTAAACTTAGGGTCTACTATGAATTGTTCAGTGTCTACACTGAATCCATATTCTACTGCTGAACCAACAAATCCATTTCCTATGATACCTAAATTCATACAGTATCCTTTATTTTTTCGATCAGATAAAGTTCTTCATAGTTAGGATCACCATGATATACAGGTGCATTTTTTAATGCCTTGTCTACTTTCATTTTGATATCCCATAATCGTTTCTTCATATCAGAGCATGTATAACCGCAATTTCTACTGTGATACATTTCGTACTCAAGTTCCCAGATTATATGTTCTGCTTTTTCGCTATGTGGGATTATCATACCGTTCTCATTGTAATAGATTCTTTCATTATGCTTGTTGTCTTTCACTGTTTATTATAATATTTAATGCGGTCAAAGTCAAGCAAAACTTTTCCCAAAAGCATTTTTTGATAAATAATAGTATGAGAGCATTTCAATTTATCACAGAATCACCACTAGATGACTTAGAGAATAGACTTCCTAAGATTAAGAGTGACCAATACAATGTAGACGAGAAAGGTAAACTTTATCGTAATGCTAGAGATGCCGGCAAACAAGCACATAAGGCTAGAGAGCAATTAACTGCATCTGATGAGATGTTTGATGATGACTTAAACATTGAAGATGAAGCAACAAAGGCCGCTCACTGGATGGGAGATGTGTTGAAAGTTGAAAACATGCCTAAGATTGTAATCAGTTACGATACTGAAGAGGCACAAGACGGTCATCATACAGGTAGACACGAATTAGGATCAGATGAAATTTGGGTCTATGGAAACAGAAACTTAGTTGATATTCTTAGAACAGTATTCCACGAATTAGTACACATTCGACAAGGAGAAAAGGGTATGATTACCCCTGGTTCAAGTTATCCCGGTTCTCCAATAGAGATGGAAGCAGATGAGGTTGCTGGTAAATATATCAAAATCTACGGTGAGCAAAATCACCACATCTTTCAATAAGAATTACAACTCTCCCTTTCTTAATTTTCTTATAAACTCTTTAGATTTAGCAGTACGCACACCAGTAACTTGCAAAGTTATACGAGGATGATGTCCTGCGTTTGCTGTTGAGTGTGGAACGTCTTGCCATTTGAATGTAGTTACATCACCGGCTTTCCAATGTTCAAATGTGTAGTTACCATAACTGAACCATTGACCGGGTCTCCAATCAGATAGTTGAATCATGTATCTTTCTACAGTACTTGGGTCTTCAAAGTTCCATTTTTCTAACTTGTCCATATGCAAGTTCCATACTTGACCTGGAGTCTGTACATGAACTCTAGTCATCATATCATCTAAGCCAAACGATTCTGCAATTGCTTGTAGATTAGCAGGTACTTCCCAGTTAAGATTGCTTACAACATAATCTTTACCATATCCTGTATTTTCTAAATCATAATCTTCTTGTATGAACTCATCTTCACCTCTGACTTTAGATTCTTTCTTAGGATTGCCTCTAGTACGCCATGTTGCTTCTTTTGATTCTTCAACAAGTGTATCTAACTGTGATTGTTCTAGTGCTAAATGTAATTGTCCTACTCTATCTACTGTGTCATAAAGAGGATTCATTACTTCAGGATCAAAATGATAGTTACTTCTTAATTTTAACTGTTCCCAACTGCTTTGTGTCATATTACTTTTACTCTCACATTTTTATTTACATAATTTTGTCTATAAGGCTCAGGAGGTTCGTCAATACCTAATGCGTCTGCTAACTCAACATTAGTTTGAGGAAGTTTTACTACATCTGATCTGTGCCAAGCATCCATAATATCTTTATTCTGAGCATTAATGATATTACCCATCTCTCTCAAGTTCTTATAGTATTTATGATATAAAGGATATGTGATATTATAATGGCCGCATCGAACCCACCAACCTAAACATGCATCATTGTCTCTATGAACTAATACAACTGGACAGTCTGGCCAATTCTCTTTTAAGAAATCGATGTGATGTGCGAACACATGGCTCTTAACTATTCGCACACCATCACCTGAGAAAGGCTTGTCAAACTCTGCTTCGCATTCTTCTTTAGTATGCTTATCTAGTTCATCAAACCAATCACCGAACTCCATACCTGGATCAAAATACGCACCGATATGCATTAAATGCATTTTACCACCGTCTGCGT